GCTGTCGCCAAGCCACCTCTTTTGCAGGCGCCTAAGGGTCAACCCCTTAGCCAGGTTGCAAATGCTGTGTTTGGTAATAAGGAACAGAGGAGAAATGAGAATCGCCAAGCTATTGTCAAGAAAGCCCTGGGGTTGAAACCATCAACCTTTGAGGCTATCAATCCTGACAATAATGCTCGTGATATCGAGGCCTTGAAAAAGGCCATTATCCCCGTGTTTACCTCAAATGGCAACTTCCAAGCCAATGCCTTTGGGATTGGAAACTTCTTGTGGACGGTGTGTCATGCCGGCCCTGAGCTTTGTTGGAAGAGTTCTGATGGAAAGCTGAATGCCCTCACTCGCAAGGCTTTCAGTACGCTTGGGGATTGGCAAATTCTGGAGAAACCTCCAGGAGTCACCAGCCTCCCGGTGGACTGCAAGCCTGGAAATATCGAGAATTGTGCGATTTTTGCCTGGTACCCTGATCCTTCTGATAAGAAGGGTTGTATCTGGAAAACGTCGTCAACTGTCCTTACGGCGAGTGGGGATCACTTTGCCTCGACCGAGGCGGGCGTCTCTGGTGCTCCTTTGTTTAATGGTCACAACAAGGTTGTGGCCTGGCACATTGGGGCGTCACTTCCCAAGACCGGTTACTGTCGGCGCTTCACGGACGATGTCAAAGCCTGTTATACTGATGGCCGTGCCATCACTCTCCAGGCGGCCATGGTCCAGCCCTTGTTGGATACCCAACCGTGTTGGGGTCCTTCTGACCAATTTATTGCTCAGAGGGGCCTTCACATGACCAGGTACCCCGAAAGGGAGTGCCTGCTTGAGCAGTGTATCATCAAGCCTGAAATTGTTGGTCAGCTTAAAATTGACCAGCCATTAAGGCAGGATCTGAATCAAGACGCGTTCTTCGTTCAATGGCGCAAGGAATTTGGTGACAAATTCCCTGTACTAAACAGCGGGGAGCTCCATTGGTTTCACTCTACGATGACCACTGAGGCCTATAAGAAAGGTGTTGCAAAGTACTGTCGGCTGCCAGCTGATATTGTCCCTGACTCAAATTGGGATAGAGCGTGTTCTTGGATGCACTCTGTCTTTTATCCCGTCATGGGCAATTCTGACCTTACGAGTTTGGATGAGGTTGTCGAAACAATGAACAAGAGCGCGAGCCCTGGTCCAGTGTGGAGACAACTCTTTCCTACCAAAGGTGAGATGATGGCAGGCGGTGGGTACTCAATACAACACTCGTACGATGACCTTTGTTCGACTCCCGGCGGTCCAAACACACATTGGGGGGCTTCATTGAAAAATGAACTCCGCACTGTTGAGAAATGTATCGACGAGAAAACTCGGATTATTCAAGTTGGTCCAACTGAGCATTATAATCTTGGCTCCCAGCTGTTTCTTGAAATGAATGAAAAATTGTTCAAATCAGCTGATGAGCACAAGACTCCTTCTTGTGTCGGAATGAATCCTTTTTGTGGAGGTTTCGACTACATTGCCCGTGCTATCCTTCAACACGCATGGCAGGCCTGTGGTGACCTTGCGGGTTACGATACTTCATTGTTTGCGTTTATGTTTCGCAGTATCATTTGGTTCCGTTTTTGTTGTCTTTCACTCAAAAACCAAACCTTTGAAAATCTCTGCAAGATATGTAACGTTTACCGTGATATTATCGCAACCCTCACTGTCCTTGCAAATGGTTTGCTCGTGCGTCTTAACCACGGGCCGTCTGGACATGTTTGCACCGCTCCTGACAACACCCTCATCCTTTTTCAGGTTCTTGCTTGGGTGTGGTTGGACAACGGTGGTCCTCCTGATCTTATCTTGTTCTCACGGCATTTCAGTTGCTTCCTATTCGGTGATGACTCTGTCATTGGCGGTAGTAAGTTTGCGGAACAATTCATCGGCCCTGACAAAATTCGCAAGTCTCTTGCAAAAATTGGCTGGGAGGTGGAGTTCTCTGAGTACCTTGAGTTCCTTGGTCATTTCATCATGAAAGAGAATGACACTGGGATTTATGTCCCGGTTTATCCTCTCAACAAGTTCCAGGCTTCTCTCCAGCTTGTCGGGGAAGGTTCGGTGCAGGGTGCAATTGCGAAGGCTTGCTCTTTGCGACTTACATCCTACTCCAATAAACCTGTCTTTGCAGCTCTCGATCATTATGCAAACTGGTTGTTTGACAATTTCGATCCAAACGATACTCTTAAAATTCGTTCGATGTTGTTGAGCCGCCAGAAACTCGATCAAATGTTTCGGTCTTCAATGCCGTCTCAGCCTTTTGAAATCCCCAGCACCGTTGTCCTGCAGAGCGCAAGTTGTTCAAGCAATGGTGAAATTCTGATGGGTTTAAAAAGACTCGATTCGTTGTTGAAAGCCGGGAAGATTACTCGGGTTCAGTATAATGAAAGAAAACAGCAGATGATGGCCGACAAACTCCAGGTGAAGGACAAACCTCGAAAGCAGAGGAAGGCAGCTATGGCGACCCGATCTTTGGTCATTCCTCGGAATGAGCAAGACAAGGTGTTTGGCAGCGTGGTAAATGCGTCGTCTTGTGCGGCGGATTATTTATCATGTCTGGTTCACCCTTCAGGGACTATGACTCGCGTTCCCGATGCATTCGGGGGTGGTTCTTCTCTTTGGCGCTCCACAAAAGTCATTGACATTCCAATCAGTGTCGATGCCACCGCCGACTCCGGGCGTTTCTCTGTGCTGGTTCAGCCAACACTTGGAAACATCGGGGTCGTCGATGAGTATAAAACCCTCATTGTGGATAACAGTGCGGGCTGGCCTGTTGATTTTTCACAGGCTGGTGCTTACCAGGGTATTATTGGTGGCAATGATGTGCGTACTGACGACTTTGCGAGTGTTCTCACTCAGCCGTCTCTCGGATATTATACTGCCAGTGGTACTGGGACTTATACCCCCGCTACTGGGAATCCTTTTCGCACCACCTACGCAGTTGGTGTTGATACGTACGGTTTAAACATCGTGGCGAACAATACCTCGGCTGTCACAAGCGTCTTGACTGTCCCTCCTGGGCAGTATGAGTTGTTTTTTGAGAGCCAAGCTGCGGCAGGTGCTGCTATTACGGCTATCACTGTGGGTGGAACTGCCACAATTGTTCCGATTGAAAATGTGATCTACACTCCGGCGGGTGCCGCCGTTAGTGCCACAGTCTATCGAGCATTTGTTACCAGCAATTCCCCCAGTGACACCGTCACTATTACTGGAACTGCTGCTGGAGTTGGCGCTGTTGTTACAGCCAATCTCAGCTTCAAGCCAATCCAGTATGCCAATGCTCCCTTCCCTTCGAACTATGGCCAATTGAGAAAGGTGCGCCCGGTCGCCACTTCGATGTTGGCATCATTTGTTGGTTCAACCCTTCAAAATGGTGGCAATATTGCTGGGGCGTTCGTTCCTGGAGATACTATCAACTCCAGTTACGTTACGGCAAATCCTCAAACTCAGATTGGCCAGCTTCAGAATTGGGAGAAGTTGGCAAAATTGCCTGGGGCATACAACGGTCCCCTGAAAGAAGGGACGTATGTATGGTGGGAGCCAAGTGGCATGGAAGACCGGGAATTTTACTCAGTCGACCAGTTCAACTCGCGTGATTATCCGAGTTTGATTGTGTCGGGTGTGTATGTCCCGGATAACCCTGTCCCTGGCACCATTCATGCGGTTGTTCGCATAACAATCTGCAGCATTTATGAGGGCCAAACCAACAGCTTGTTGTGGGAGACGGAATCATTTCCGGGTTCCACTGCTTGTGTTGATGAGGTGCAATCCATCGTGTCGCAGTTGCCCCATGCAATGGCCAATGCGAAACATGTTGCTTTCATGGATCGGGTTAAGGCTCTTGCCCGTAGATTGATTTCATTCTACGGGAACAACAAGAGTTGGATAAACCCGCTCGTGGCGGCAGCAGCAGCGGTCGTTTTGTGAGGAGGACCCTCCTTCTCAGGCACAACAATGCTTTTTT